AACTTGTTGTGCGGCTTCACCAATTGGCGCTAATCCAGGCGCTATTGCTTTAAACAGCTGTTCTCCAGCGTCATAAAGTGGGCTATCAAACCCTCGCCCGTCATCAGTTTTAGGTTTATTTTGTTGTTGTTCCCGCCAGTCAGCTATTCGTTTTCGTTGTTGATCCATCCAATGTGTGACAGGATCACCACCTAAAAATGGATCATTCCTATCATACTCGAATGGGTCTTTTTCTTTTCCATCCATAGTTAACTAATATGTGAGAGAATTAATTCCTCCCGTTCGGGTATTTGACCGAATTTTTTTCGCATCCAGTCTAGCCAGTGTTCGCTTCCTTTGTCCTGATTACAACATCGACAAGCGGGTACGATGTTTTGTAAAATCGTCTCTCCGCCTTTACATTTAGGTTTAACATGATCTAAAGTTAATTGGTCTAATGTATACACTCCTCCACAATACACACAGGTATTGTCGAAGTGTTCCTTAATGGCACGCCTCCAAAGGCGTGTTGCTTCAGAGGATGTCATGCTTATTAAGTTATAAAGGTAGTAGTCAGGATTAGGAAGTGGGGTCATGCAGTTCTATAACGTGGGCGTTTACCATGTCCGTTGTTTGCTCGATTTATTTTCAAGGATTGCCGAGATAATCGTCCCTTAGAATCGTGGGACATATCTCCGCCACCTTTTCCATAAATCCCGCGATCCCGCCTAGCTTTGTTCAGCTTTGCACGGTAACGGATTCTAGATGGTTTCTTGTTATACTTGCGCATGTACGCGTTTTTCTTTTCACGTGCATCCCCATTCGCTCGGTAGTATTTGGCAGTACTACCGGGATCTGCTATTCGTTGTCGAGCCATAGAGTCGTTGTTGTACTAGTTCGGGATCTACTTGGGGGAGCATCTGTGCTAGTTTCTCTAGATGAGAACCTTCAACTGCTACTCCACTGATGTCATTGGATTTCAACCAATCACATGCTGCTTTAAGATCTTGGGTAGTCGCTTCACCAGATTTAACCCTGGCTAGAAACTCTTGAGTTACTAAATTATGTAGCTCGTTAAATTGATCTTCTGTTGCTTTTTTGTTAGCCATTTCGCAGGACTATTTGGTCTAATTTGTTTTCAATGCGTATCATGTGATCCTCCATGCGTTTAGTCATGATGGATAGATCTGCTTTGGATACATAGTCCTGGGCGACGCCTAGTTCTATCGCATCTATCCGCCTATCTAAGCCACTGATACGGTCATGTACATTATTTACTCTTTGATGTAGGCGGTTATTTAGAGCCGCTCCCGCCGCTATTCCGGCTATTGCTACGCTCACTAGTGCTTCCAGCATTGTTTATAGATACAATAGGTACTATGTCATGACACATCTTTTCTACACGCGATCCAGGTCTAAAAGTAAAACCTTTAATCTGTAGATCTGCGCATTTCTCAGCTCGTGTCAATTCATAGAGTAGACGCATTTTTTGCTCATGCCTTTTGGCAATCGATTTGCATTGTTCAATCATACCGCTATCTAGCGGAATCATGAAATTTACCTGTGCTCCCCAATTGGCGTTTTTAACGTACCCCTCTGGGTCTACCGGTCGTGTTTCGTTGCCCATCATAAATGGGCTTAATGTCATCGTTGGACCATTACAGGAATTGGACCCTGCAAAGTATTGACGTGATGGAGCTCCATTGTTCTGGAACTGCACCGCTTGATTTGTGACATTGCCAGTAGCAGCGGCAACAGGATTAGAGGTATTCTGCACACGAGGTTCTTCAGCATATGCCGGACCTATTGCGAGAAGATAGACAAGGATGTAGTGGTAGAAGTAACGTCGATGTCTTCCGTAATTGTAATTTCTTCGATCGTGCCCGCCGCCCGCGTGGTGATTTCCAGTTGAAAGGGATCGCCTGCGGTATGCACCGAGAATGTAGTCGAAGTATTTGTTATATCCCCACTTGGGGTTACGTTTGTGCCAGACCATGAAGAATAAGCTCCTCCCATCACCTCTGTTTCAATGGTTCGGTCGATGGTCGTTGTGGTGGTAGTAGTCGCTTGCATACTCCCCTGTGTAAAATTGGGGGTAACGGTCTGAGCGTGTCCTACTGCTGGTACAAATACTAATAGTGCCAGTAGTTTTTTCATTCTTTCTTTTCGCGTGTAATAGAGAATGTTGCAAGTGTGCCGCTCAGAATTGAAGCGACATAAGTTGGGTCCATCTTCTCCATCCATCCTGCGTATGATGCCGTCAGGAGTCCTGCGGACCAGACGAGGACGAGGAACTTGATGAATCCTTCTTTTTTGTTATCTTTGTCCATGCAGTTTTAATAAGTGGTTTTGCTATAGAAACAATGTGTTTAAAAACTGCGGTAGCTGTAAGGGTGGCTGCAACTGAGACAGTCGCTGTACTTACGGCAGTGACCAGAATTTCTTGACTAGGGATGGGTACTTCTTTGTCAATAATTGGTACCGTTACATAATCTACTTCCGGTGCTTTAGGTGGACTTGTAGGTGTATTTGGTTGTGTTGTCGATGGTTGTACTCCCTCCAGCGGCTTCCCCTTGACGCCAGGAGGCGGTCTAAGGTCGCTAGGAGGCGCCACAAGCGGCTTGTAACTGGGTACAAGGGCATCTGGTACCTCCAGGATCGGGACGGGCATCCTAGGCGGTTCTGGGAGGGCCATGTAGGGGAGCAACGGTGGCTCCCCCAGGTCCATCAGAGCTTAGGAGCAGGGAACAAACCGTTGCGAATAAACTCAACGGCTTTGTCATCAACTTCGTTATCAGTAGATTCTGCCAATTTAGTCAGCATGTCAACGATAAGCATTTTAACTTTATCAGAGTTCAAAAAACTGAACAGAATTGGACGGATAAGGGTGATCATTGTTTTAAAAAATAAAGGTTAAAACTGAGAATAATTCTATCTTTACCTGATTTATTAGGTTTAGTAGAATGAGGAAGGTAGGCTGGAAATAAAACCATCCTACCTGGTGTTGGTTCAACCCAAAAATTAATAGCTTTAGGCAGCTTAGGGTTGGGATTATTGTAATAATGAATAGACTGTTTAACCAACCATGCTGGATCTTCAAACTCAATATTACCGCATTCTTCTTCAGCTTTAACGTAGTAAACTCCAGAAACTGTTGAACCAGGATGTGTGTGTTTTGGAATAAACCCTTCTTCTGGGTAAATCGTTGTCCACATGTTTTCCATGCCTAGTTTATATTCAGAACCTAGAGTCTGTTCAGCTTGATCGAGAATGCTTATTACTACTTCTTTCCATTCTGGATTGGTAGCTAAATTGTCAGAATAATAAGAAGTAACTCCTTTACTTTTAAAATCTTCTTGTGAAGAAGACTTTTCAAAATCACTCCAACCGTCAGAAACGAGTCCAGCGTTAACAGCATTATCTCTAAACTTATAAGCTAGAGAAGCAACTTTGTCGTTGAACTCGTTATCGTCACGGTTAGAAATCCAAAGTGGAGTAGAAAATAAATTGTGTTGAAAATCGTTCATGGGTGGAAAAATAAATAATTATACAGCAGGAGGGGGAGACCCAGCAGGCATCATTGCAGCCGGGTTTTCTACGTCACCTCTAGCAAGCGCTGCAGCTGCATCAGGTGGGGAGCAATCCAACGGTGTTAAAGTAGAAGTTTCTACATCGTAGCCTGCACCTTCTTCGTAATCACCAGTAGGATCTTCATCAACTGAAGGGCATTCTACTACGGTAGAACCTTCAGGAAAAACAGCAGCACTAAGTGCCATTTCGGCAATTTTGCCGTCTACAATCATTGCGTAACGTTTCATTCGTCGTACTTCCATTCAATAAGAACATAACCTACACCACCGTCGCCACCGCGACCGTTGTAAGAGGAATAGCTGTGGTTGCCAGCACCACCGCCGCCTCCACCACCAATTCCACCATGACCAGAGTGGAAGAAAGAACCACCTGATCCGCCGCCGCCAAGGGCGCCGCCCATACCACCGTATGCACCACGGTAGTAACGAGCATCATCGAGAGCAGAGTCCTTAACACGCCAGGCCAGGTTAGCTGGATCCCAAACGTGGTAAGTGCTTACATCATGAGTGTTACCAACACCCCAACAGGAGTAGGTCCAAGTAGCGCCACCGCCACCGCCGCCTGAGCCACCGCAGCCACCAGCATGAGCAACTGCCTCATTGGTAACATTATGACCTTGATCGACACTCTTACAGCCATGACCAGCACCGCCGCCACCCCAAAGGCGTCCGAGAACACCATTGAAAGCTTTAGCTGGGAAAGTCACACCAGTAGCACGAGTTGCGGCAGGCTTATCGCCCAAATATTTCCGCATTTTATCTCTCAGTGTATTGGTATCATCAACACCGCCAACAGGTCCAGTTACTTCACCGTCACCGTAACGAGCACCGAAACTAACAGAGTGGTCAGCTACGTTACCAGGGCCAGCGGTATAATACATTCTTGCACTGTTTTGTCCACGAACATAATGAGTTTGTTTGTCATTAACGTAAGGTGCGACAAAAGGATAATCAAAAGCACCAACACCACCTTCAGCAAACTGTGCGCCGCTGCCACCGTAAGGAGTACCAGACGTTTCACCACGACCACCGCTAATGCCAGGGCCGTAGGATCCACCGCCTGAGCCAGCACAACCATCATAGTAGTTTGTAGTTGTGTCGCTTGCGCGGGAGAATCCACCGCCACCGCCAATTCCAGCACCACCTGGGTGAGGACTACTGTAGCCACCGCCACCGCCGTCTCCACCTTTGAAGCCGTTTCCAAACATAGAGCCAGCAGAACCGCCGCCTCCAGCTGGATAGTCTTCATTAGTAAAACCGTGGGCGTTTTGAGAACCGTAGCCACCTCGGCCACCAGCACTAGAGATAATAGTAGTGCTATCAATACCAGAACCAGAAGGAGATGCAGCAGAAGCTCCACCACCAGCATAAGTGGAATAGTAACCTCCACCTTGGCCACCGTTAGCTGCGATGTTTACACCAGTACCAGTGACTTGAGTTGTACCACCGTTTCCACCGTAAACAACACCGGTATTACTCAGATAGTGTGCACCATAACCACCTTTACCAGTAGTAACAGTAAGAACAGTACCAGCAGTTACAGTATATTCAGCAGAGGTAAATCCGCCACCGCCACCGCCGTGACCAGAGTAGTAGTTACTGTTGTAGTTACCACCACCGCCACCGCCGCCAACGCAAGTGATGCGAACGCGGGTAACGTTATCAGGCACAGTCCAACTTGCAGTACCAGTGTTCGAGGGAATACGCCGAGAAACTAAAGGAGAATCAGCTTCTCCAAGAGGACGGCGTTGGTGATCAGTTGTATCATAACCAAGACCAGATTGAATACCGCTTGCACCGTATGCATACCAATCTTGCCAGTGAGTAAACTCACGGTTATTGACAATACCTGCACCCTGTTCTTGTTGAGGAGCAGCAGTACCCCATGATGGCACATAAGCCATGTCGTGTACGTTAATGACCAAGTTGTTAGTCATTGCGCTGTTACGGTTACCGATGTAAACCACGTCAGGTGTGGTTTCATTAGGAGTAAACGTAATAGTTTGAGTACTACCAGTAGTCCACACAACACCACTGTTAGTAGTGCTAGTAAATGCAGAGTTACCTTCTGCTGCAGTTACGGAGTCGTTTGCAGTAGAGTGTCCGCCAGCAGTAGTGTAAAGGTCATAGTTTTGACCATTAGACAGGTTGCTAGAGAAAGTAATAGTGTAGGATTTACCACGAGTAACATCAATAGTACCGTTACCAGTGTTGCTACCTTGTGGATTAGTAGTATCAACCACAGTAATGGTACCAAGCATACCAGCGTGTGAAGTACACTCATAGTAGTAAGTACCAGCAGCAACACCAGTCGTTACCCAAGTGACAGTACCAGCCGCACCAGCACCAGTAAGAGTACCAGTTGTTACTTGAGCTCCACCAGCAGCAACACGAATGTCTAGCGGGTGAGCACCCATTGAATTATTAAAGACAAGAGTGTCTCCAATGTTTACAGTAATATTAGGGTCATGCTTTTTGGTAATTGCACCGTTACGATCAGAGCCAGTAATGATATAACTACCAGCTGCATAGCCGTTACCAGAACGTTGTGCGGTAACAGTCTGAGTATAGGTTTCCGCAGCAATACTACCAGGTGTATTAAGTGACTTACCGTAATCACCGTCTTCTTCATAAGAGAAAGCGAGACTTGGATAAGTTTGTCGTGGTTGTTCTTGAACAGTCAGACCTTTGTTAACGGTCGGGTTAATAACAAGTTCGCTAGTAGCGTTCTCATTATTTCGGTACTCCATAGCACCGATGCTGTTCATAACGTTTCCAGCAGGAGCTGCTTGGAATAGACTCCATGGAGCAGAGCCAGGAGTTTGATTGGTCGAATCGTTTGCACCACTCAAAATATAGAGGTTTGAGTTGTGACGAACAATGTCGTAGCGATAATAAGTACTTGCACCAGCCCAGTCTCCATCTTCCCTGAAGTGGACACCAGCTGCCATTAAATCCCACTGAGTAAGATTTGCAGAAGGAGCAGTAGCAGTAGCAGTGTGTGTAACCCTGCAAACAAATGAATGGTTGTCATAAAAAACAACATCATCTACTTCGTAATCGGTAGAGGCTGACCAGTCACCCTGCCAATTAAATTTAAGTTTTCCGAGATCAATAAATGCCATTAGTCGTGTAGTTGTATGTAAACGTGTCCAGAAGGTTGATACGCGAATTTAGGTTTACCAATGTCAGGTCCAGAAGTGTGGAGCAAACCATTGGTACCAAAGAAGCAGGTACCCTTGTCTTTGTAGTTGTAATTACTAGGATCATACACTGTTGCATTTTCAACAGACGTATTAAGGCTGTACTCAACTCTTAATGCGGTTCTGCCGTTTGCAACATAGCGCCTGACTCCATAAAATACAGGGTCAACAGCGAAAGCAGCCGCAGTGTTTGCAAAGTTTTCAGCTGAATCACGTGCATCTTGTGAATCATCTCTTGCTTGTTCTGCGTAAGTTCGAGCTGTGACTGCTTGGTTTTTAGCCAACACAGCAGCATCTTTTGCATCACTAGCTGATTGCTGGTGACCGTCTGCAGTTGTTGCTGACGCAGCAGCAGCAGAAACAGAGTTTGCTAATTGTGTATCGTTATAGTTCTGGGATGCATCAACATAAGCTTTAGTTGCTGCAGCATTGGACGGGGTTGCAGATGTTGTTGGAGGTACAATAACAGTACCAGTAAACGTCACACCCTGCGAACCCACAGAACGTTCATTTAGTTCTTGACCTTGATACAGCACCTGAAGCTGGTTGTTGTTCAAGTCTTCAGCACGAATGGCTGATCCAGGTGCAAATGTAATGGTCGGCTCGTCAACTTGGGTTTCGCGACGCACAATGTACGTCTCTCCTTCCGCAAAGTTGCCGGCTATAATTTCAATGGATTGCCTAGTTTTAAATTGCCACTGGGCATCCGGTACGGGTGTGTTAGTGTCTGTACGGTAGACTTTAATGTCGTTTTCGTCAAGCCACGCAAATGAGAAAGGAATCTCATAATTAACCGCAAGGTTAGTGCCGACGTTAATGACTTCTGTAGTTGAATACTGTAGTGTCATAATTACTTATTCTTTAAAAGTGGTAATTTACCTTGAAGTTGTCGTGCCTTATTAACATCAAAGTCGATACGAGTCCGACGGATGGCGTCACGATCAGTCATCAAGTTTTCGGCACGTTGCTTAGCAATAGCAAGCACACGGTCAATTTCATTGTATAAACCATCGTATAGTGTTACATCAACTTCTTCGGATGAGAATCCGGTGCGCATTTGACCGTTACGTGGGTCAATCATGAAGGGTTTACCACGTAGATCTTGAATTTTATTAATCCAATCTTTGTCTTTATATTTACGCATAATGCGGTTAAGTTCGCGTTTAAAGAAACCATCCTCACCCATAAGGCTGGCTACTTCACTTCGTTGTTCTGGTGTATACTCATGTCCTTTAGAAGACCTAAGCCACGATGGTGTAGAGTCGTATTCAATGTCAATCAGGAATTGCTTTTCAGGAGACAAGCCGGGAGATACTTGAATAGGACTTACAAAGTTAAACAGTCGTTCAAACATGCTCAAATCACCACCAACCAACTCACCATCAATCCAGCTATATTTAGCAGGCAAGGTACCTTTTTGATCAAGTACATCGAGGTAGCGGTTACGGTTCTTGATACCATCCATCAGGTCGTTGTTCATCTCTCGGTCACCCTCAGACAACAATTTACCAAATGCATTTCGCATACCAGCCAGTGGGAATAGAGCGTTGAGGTTTTGTGCACCAAAGCGTGCCAAATCTTCAGGTCTACCACCAAGGATCTTAAAGAACGGTTCAACACCAGCCATTGCTGTACGATCAGTCAGAGACGATGCAAGTACAAACGTAGACTTTTGAAGCAGTTTTTCAGTCTCAGCCAAACCTAGTTGATCAAAGTTATCGGTAATGTTAGTAACCAAAGCAACGTGGTCACCGACAGGACCGAGACCCTCGTAGCTATACCAGTTACCATCAACCGGTGATTGACAGCTGCGACGTGCCCACTTCAACTTATCCCGTACGCGTTGTACAGCTGGGTTCATGTGACCGTCACCGTGACAAGCATCTGCCAATACCATATTGACAATACCGAACGTAATAGCTGTAGAAACAGCGACACGTCCTTGCATTTCAGCTTGCAACGCACGGAACTTAGTTCCCATGTTTTCGTCAATAGTCATTCCACGTTTTTGGAAGATTTGACGGATTTCATCCTCTGAATGTTTATATCCAGGGAATCCAACAATCTCGTGGTAGTCACCAACAAAAGCAGAGAGAGGTGAGTGATTCCAAGCAGCACCCAACACGTTAATACCAGTACGGTTAAACATGAAGAATGGTTTAATTGCTGGAATATAGTTAATCAATGCAGTCACAGCATCTACAACAGGGTGATCCAGACTCATGGATACTTCACGAGCACTGAACTCAACCTCAGGATCTAAAATAAATCCTTCATCGTTCTGCATCTCTTTGAAATAATTATCACGAGATGCTTTTAAACTTTCTGGTCGCATATCGCCAAACTTAATGCCTTCATCGTAGGAACGAGATCTAGCAATACCGTTAGCAATAACACCACGTCCAAAGCCGTCAAGAGCTCCAAGAGCGTTAGTACCCCAGCGAGCAACCGGGTGATTCTGAAGATCACGCAAATCCCTCATCATATTGACGAAGTAGCGTACACCAAAATTACCTTGTTCTTCCGCAGCTTTAGCTGTTTCTTCCATCAATTCCATACGCTGACCATCTAGAACGTAGTGGTTTTCACGCATTACGTACGGCACAGCGTCAGGATTTTGAACTGATTTATTCCAAACCAAAGCCATGTGTCGGAATCCTTCCTGCATGGTTTCGGCAAATGCTCGGTAAGTATACCAACCACGCTTGACTTGATCCCAGTCACCACTAGTAATACCACGAACCATAGAACCAGCCATTACGTTGGCAGGCTTCTGGAGCAGCATAGCGGTGTTGGAGAGTGCAGCGATAGCAGGTGTACGGGGAGCAGAGAGTAGCGAGTTATAAACATTAGACATAACCCCGTTGTTAATCATTGACTGAACCTTAGGATCAGCGTTAAAGATCAACTTACGGAATACTGACATGCTTCCTTTCATGTATTCATTAAAACGATACATGCTATGAACGTCACCATCTGTCAGCTCATTAGCCAACATAAAGGGACGCAGGAACTCGGGATTCTCTTTAGCCAGTTCACGTAGCTCATTAAAATACTGTTTGTTCTTTTGAGCAGCGTTTAGAATAGCACCTTCAGCTTTAAGACCCAAGGACTCAGCTTCTCTGATCATAGCTTCTGAAGCTGCCTTAGGATTTCTCCACTTTTTATGTCCTTTCCACAAACGGTTAAAGACATTAACAAAGTTCAGTGCAGAACCACGTAAGTAGTTAGCAACTTGTTTTTCGTGAGTCATCAGCTCCATACGATCGATGATCATACGTTGAGCGTTGGCTATAGTTTCGGGAGAGTCAAAGAGACGTGCACCTTCTGCAATGTCAGCAATCTGACCAGCAGTGGATGTCTGTAGAAGGGCACTTGCCTTCATAGCATCCAAGTTAAAGAATTCATCAGTCCAGTAACGTAGAGCTTTGGTGACAGCAGCTAAGCCAATATCATCCAAGTTCTCAACACTACGGGTAATCTGTTTGTAATCCTTTAGGAGTTCTTTAATGAAAGGACCATCAGCAAGGGGATCAATGAGATACTCAGCCAGTTCAGTACTAGCTTTATCGATGTCCTTCCACTTCGTCTTGCCAAGATCATAATGACCGGCATCTTCGAGCGTTTGTTTAACACTGTTGAGTAGGGTGCGGCGGGTTAATTCATCAACATTAATACCAGCACGTAGAGCGGTTTCGCTAATCATGTTGCGAAGTCTACCGTGAACGGTACCATCGTTTTTAACAATACGTGCCTGGTCAGCAGCAGCTCCAGCAGCTCCAAGATCGTCTACTGTAAGTGCAGCTTCTTCATGCATACTATAGGCATCACGATTGACACCCAGCATAGGTTCATCAAGGCTAGATGTAGCACGGCTGTAGGCAGCCATCTCATCCAAATCGTCAGCACGCAGCAGCATGGCACGCTCATAGCTTTCACGAGCGATCTCTGCGGCGTCTAGCAGGTCATCCCCGGTCTGTGCAGCCTCCATCATACCCATTGCCTCCAGCTCCAACGTTTCACGCGTTGCAGCCTCGTCTAGGCGCTTCTGAAAGGCGTCACCCTGGGCGTTCTTTCCGACAAATTGCAATGCTTCATCTTTACGCTTGAGAGCGTGGAAGAATTTAGCAGCAGCTGGTAAGAGCTCAGCAACGGCATTGAAGGTCATACCCTCTAGCACGTTCTTCTTTTGTCTAATATCAGCACTATCTGACGGCAAAGTTTCCAGGTGTGCTGGAATCATAAACTTAAACCGCTCAGGTAGTTTATCTTTAAGCCAGGTAGCGAATGTATCGTCTTCTTGGTTGACTTTGTGAATTTGGTCAACAGCACCACCGGCACCAAATGTAATACCTAAAAGTGCAAATTTCTCAAACAACTTGTCAGCACCAAGGCGAGACAAATACTTAGCAGGTACATTTCCTCTACCAGCAGCACGTAGCATGGCGCTTTGTGCTCCAACACCACCAGCTGTAGTAAGACCACCTAACCAAATAGAAGGTAGGATAAGACCACTTATGTTTCGGATAGCTTGGAAAGCTTCGTTCTCAAACTCTGGTGGCTTAGGAATGTCAATCTGACCTTTAGATAAAGCATATAAAGCATCAATACCGAAGTCAACTGGACCAAGAGGTACTGCTGCAGCACCTTCCGCTTCGCCCATGATAACGGCGTCTTGCTCTTCACTGAATCCAACAGACCTGACACCTGCAAATGCAGCTGGGTCAATTTCAGGTTTTTCTCCTTCAAAACGTTCCTCACTAGATTCTACTTGTTCTACTTGTGGAGCAGGAGGAAGTTCTGGTTGTTCTTCAGGTAACTCAGGGGTTACCGGGTTTATAATCGATTGCCGTTCAGCATTCGACATCTCTAAATTTAGTTCTTCCATTACTCAGGGTATTCCACAATAACGTTTTCAAATCCAGGTATCTGGCGGAATCTAGCTATAACTTCTTCTTCTTGACCAGGGAATTTAGCCAATAATTCTTGGAAAAGTTGATTCGCTTGTTCATACCTTGCAGCAGGACTGTCTGCTGTAATGTATTGGAGTAAGTTTTCAACTTCTGGTAGTGTTTCAAATGTACCACTAAACTCAGCAAATGATCCAGGAGGACCACCAGCAGCTCCATCTCTTGTAGCTTGTGCGTATACATCTGATCCAGTTGCTTGTGGAGGTGTGTAGTGACCAGCAGCACGACCCTGTGCTTTTTCACCTGGACCAGCAGACCTCATTCGTCGAAGTACATCTTGATTTGCTGCAAACCTGTTGGCATTAAACGTACTCATTTGATTAGTCGGTTGGACTATACCAGTAAGGTTAGCCATATGATTGTACACGTCCAAGATTGTAGTGGGGTTACCACCTG